GGTTTCGGGCCGGTGGCCCGCCGGGCACGGCCGCCCTGGCCCGCCGCAACGGCGGCACATGGCAGGCCGAACGCATCGAAACCGGCTTCGACCGCCCCACCGTCGTGCCGATCGTCAGCGACCAGCAGCTCTACCGCCCCCTCGGCTCCAGCCGCATCACCCGCCCGCTCATGGCCCTCACCGACCTCGGACTGCGCACCCTCGTGCGCATGGAAGCGACCGCAGAATTCTACGCGGCACCACGCATATGGTTCCTCGGAGCCAACAAAGGACAGGTAAGCCCCGACACATGGGGCAGCATCGTCAGCGTCATCAACGGCATCCCCGCCGGCCGCAACGGCGAAAAACCCGAACTGCGCCAACTCACACAGGCCTCGATGCAGCCACACTCCGACATGCTCAAAACCGTCGCCCTCATGGTCAGCAGCGAAACCGACATCCCCGTCAACGACCTCGGCATCACCATGGACAACCCCGCCAGCGCCGAAGCCATGGCCGAAGCCGAACGCAAACTCTCCCGCACCGCCGACCGGCAAAACAAACGCTTCGGCGAAAGCATCAAAAGCATCCTCGCCATGGCGCTCGCCGCCCAGGGCGCGGACGAAGCCGACATCCGCCAACTGCGACCGATCTGGGCACCCACCAAGGAAGCCAGCGACGCCGCCCGCGCCGACTGGTACCAGAAGGTCGCGTCCACCAACCCCGCCTTCGCCGACAGCGACGTGGGCCTGAGCCGCGCCGGCCTGACATGGGACGAGATCGCCGCCCATCGCGCCTACGAGAAACAGCAGCGCACGCAGAACGCCATCGACGAACTACGCGCCAAGATCGCCACCGCCAAGACCGACACGCAGGAGGCCGCAGCCAATGGACAGCAACAGCCTGCCGCTGAGCAACCTCAGCCCGGCGCAGCGTAAAGCGTTCAACGGGCACCTCAACGACATGTGGGACGACTATCAGGACGAGCTCGCCGACCTCATCATCGAAGCCAAGACGATGGTGCCCAACAGCCTCTACTTCGGCGATGATCCCACCACCGAAGCCCGACGCCAACTGGAAGACTACGCGCGCAAGGCCAACCTCATCGCACAGGACTATTACAGGAACGTGCGAGCCGCATGGGCCGAAGCCGCCGGCATCAGCATGCCCGACTACAAGGAGGCGCAGGTCAGCTCGGACCGCGCCTTCTGGCAGATCGTCGGCGGCTACAACAACACCATGCACGTCGGCGCGAAATTCACCGACATCATCAACGGCCGAAGCAAAGCCGGACTGACCATGGATCACCTCTGGGCCATCAACACGCAGGGCTACACCGAAGACGACTGGGCGCGCCTCGCCAAGGACATCATCAACGAGACCGCACGCCTCACAGGACGGTTCACCGCCCAGAACGACCCCACCCGCCCCAAATACGCGCGAGTGCCCCAAGGCAAGACCTGCGCGTTCTGCGCCATGCTCGCGTCCCGAGGCTTCGTCTATGCCAGCGAGGACACCGCCGGCAAATGGCACAGGTACCACCACGACTGCGACTGCAAGATCGTCCCCTCATGGGGAGAGACCAAACTCGACGGCTACGAACCTGACAAGTTCAAGCGCATGTACAAGGCCGCGAAATCACGAGCTGGCACTTCGGAAACCAATGCCGTAATGAAGGCCATGAACCACATGTTTCCCGACGAGCTCACCTCTGGAGTGTTCGAATCATCGGCCGAATGGCCCGCCGAGGTCATCCAGCCACGGGCGAAAACATGGGATCATGTCTTCGCCAACCACGGTCCCGACGCGACAGTACCCGGGAAAACTCATTTTCCGAAGGAATGGGACGAGAAGAAAATCAAGTGGGCCGTAGAAGAGACCGTCGTGGCTCCCGACCTCGTCATACCGGGTGGCAGGGAACGTCAAACCCTGTATAAGATAGTCGAAGACGAGATCATCCGCGTGTGGCTCCAGAAAACCAGAAACACCGGCGGCCGATTCACCGTCCACACGGCACACCCGGTCGTGCCTCAGCAAAAGGAGAAGCTATGGCAACAGATTCGCAATGCGAAGCCGCATACCGGCGGCTGAGGCCATACTGCGACGTCCTTGAGGAAGCCGAGGAACTGGATTACGGCCTAGCCGCCGGCGAACAGTACTACGCCCTGAGTTGGCTCATCGCCGCGATCCTCGAAAACCACGTAACCGTGCCGCAAGAACCCCTGCTCGACGCCTTCGGACTGCTCGAAGACGAAGACAAGGACGAATACGCCTCGGCCCTCGACAAAGAACTGGCCCAGACGACATAGCGCCGGCCCATTCAAGCCACCCTCGCCGGGTGGCTTTTTCAATGCCCGAAGAAGAGCGCCCAAGTTTTCAGCCACCCGCACGGGTGGCTTTTTCAATGCCCGGAAAGGGCCCGAATACAAGGAGAACCACCATGTTCCTCAACCTCCAGCACCCCCATATCCGATACATCGCCCCGCCCGCCGAAGGCGGTTCGGACATTACCGGCCCCACCCCGCCGGCCGAACCGAACGGAAACGGCGAGGAGATCGACTGGGAAGCCAAATACAAGGAAGCGCTCGGCCACTCGCGCGACTGGGAAAAGAAGGCCAAGGCCAACAAGGCCGCCGCCGACGAGCTGGAAAAGCTCAAGGAATCCCAAATGAGCGAGACCGAGAAGGCCGCCAAGCGCACGCAGGAACTCGAAGCGCAGGTCGCCGCCTACAAGGCCAAGGAACAGCAGGCCGAATGGAAGAAGCAGGTATCAGCCAATACCGGCATCCCGGCCGACGCATTGCGCGGCATCACCCTAGAGGAGATTCAGGCGCACGCCGACATCCTCCAACCGCTCGTGCACCCAGCGCCGAAGCTGCCGAACGTGCCCAACCCGGCACAGCACCCCGAAGGCAAAACCGCCGACGAACGCGCCAAGGCATACGTGCGCAGCCTCTTCGGCAACAAAGACTAACCGCCACCAACCATCCGAAAGGAAACCATCATCATGGCACTCGACACCAGCAAGGTGCTGCTCCCCAAGGAAGCAGCCACCGTCATCACCAAGCGCGCCAAGGACACCAGCACCATCGCCGCACTGTCCCCGAGCGAACCCCAGCTCTTCCTCGACAAGGAATACATGGTCTTCACCGGCAATTCCGAAGCCGAGGTCGTCGCCGAAGGCGCGCAGAAGTCCAGCTACGAGGAAACCCTCACCCCGGTCGTCGGCAAACGCTTCAAGGTGCAGACCACCACCCGCGTCAGCAACGAGCTCCAGTGGGCCGACGACGACGCCAAACTGGAGATCATCAGCAAGATCATGACCGACCAGGCCGCCGCGATGGGCCGCGTCCTCGACTACGTCGTCTACCACGCCTTCGACCCCAAGAAGAAGACGACCCTCGAAGGCTTCAACGCGCTCGCCAAAAGCGCGGTCGGCGTGACGGCCACCGACGATCGCGTCGCCGACATCGACAGCCTCGCCGAGGTCGTCAGCGACGAGTACGACATCAACGGCATCGCCCTGTCCAAGACCATGGCCAACGAGCTGCGCAAGATTCGCGTCCCCTCCACCGGCCAGCGCTTCTACCCGGAAATCCCGATCAACCTTCAGGTCGGCAACCTCGACGGCATCCCCGCCGCCACGTCCGGCACGGTCAACGGCCGACTCATCACCCCGGCGACCGGCATCCTCGCCTTCCTCGGCGACTTCCGCCTCATCAAGTGGGGCATGGTGCGCGACATCTGGAGCGAGATCATCGAATACGGCGACCCCGACAACACCGGCAAGGACCTCAAGGGCGTCAACCAGATCGCCTACCGCACCGAGGCCATGTACTCCTACGCGATCCTCGACCCCAAGGGCATCGCCGTGCTCAAGAAGCCGACGAGCACCGGCAGGGCGGGCAAGTGATGGCCGCGCCGCTCACCCAGACGCTCGTAGTGCAGGAAACCGACGAGGCCGACGAGGCCGGCCTGTCCATTCCCGTGCGTCTGGTCAAGCCCGACGGCACCCCGTTCGCGGAAGGCGTCGCGACCATCGCATGGTCGGCCATCACCGGCAAGCCCGGCACGTTCACGCCGCCCGCGCCGACCACCGGCGCGCGCGGCGGCGTGCTCCAGCAGGCGGCCGAAGCGCAGCTCGCCGCCAGCGCCGACTCGTCGGCCATCATCGCGAAGGTCAACTCCACGCTGACCAAGCTCAAGGCCGCCGGCCTGCTCGCCTAAGGAGACCCCGCATGGACGGATACCCCAGCACCCCGCTCAACCTGTCCGACGGCACAACCGTGACGGCAGACGGCGGGGGAGAGGACGAAACGGGCGACGAGAAGCCGTTCGCGCAGGCCGGCGACCTCGAAGCCCGATGGCACGCGCTCACCGGCGACGAACGAACCCGCGCCGAAGCGCTGCTCGCGGACGCATCCGACCTGATCCGCACCACCTGCCCGCGCTGGCACACCGCCAAACCCGCCACATTGAAACGCATCGCCTGCATGGCCGTCAAACGAGCCATGCAGGCCGGCCCCGACATGTCGGGCGTCACCCAATCCACCCAGACGGCCGGAAGCTACAGCGAAAGCCTGAGCTACGCCAACCCCGCCGGCGACCTCTACCTCACCACGAGCGAGAAGGAAGCCTTGGGCGGCGACGGCGAGGCATGGGCCTACGACATGGCCGGAGGCGCGGCATGAGAGGCGAGACCATCACCCTCATCCACCGCGTCAAAGCCGGCGAGGACCCCGGCGGCGGAATCATCTGGAACACCCGCGAGGAACAGGTGGACGACGTGCTCATACAGGACGGCAGCCAGTCGAACTCCACCGACGGCATCCGCCCCGACGGCATCCGCACCGCCAAAACCATCCACATGCCCCGCGCATGGCCCTACCGGAGCCTGCGCGGGGCCAAGGCGAGAATCGACGGCGTCGAATACACCGTGATCGGAGACCCCCGCCCCTACACGGGCGGCATGACCCCGACCCGCTGGAACCTCACCGTCGAACTCGCCGACACCAGAGGCTAGGAGAGCAACGCATGGCAAAGGTCAAACTCAACCTCGCCGGCTTCCGTGCGGTACGCCAATCCGCACCCATCCAGCAGACCATCGACCAACAGGCCACGCTCATCGCCGCCCGCGCCAACAGCATGGCACAGGTCGAAGGCGCGACCTACGAGGCCGCAACCCATGTCAGCACCCCCAAAGGCAGCGTCGCGCTCGCCACGACCGGGCACGGCTCCGAAGGCAACGTGAAGGCGATGGAGGACAACGCGAAACACAACACGCTGCTCAAGTCGGTGAAACAGCAATGAGACTCAACCTCGAAAAAACAGTCAAGGACTGGATCGACGCCGACCCCGACGGCGACGGCCTGACCGCCTACCTCGAAGTGCCCGCAGACCGGCCCCAACGGTTCGTGACCATCGAACGGGTAGGAGGCCGGGAACTCGAATACAGCAGCCATCCCACCATCGCCGTGCAGGTCTGGGCCGAAACCCGATGGCAGGCCGCCCAGCTCGCCACGGGCCAGGTGCTGCCCCGACTGCTCGACCTCGACCTGCTCGACCCCATCGCCGCCGTCAGCGTGGAAAGCGTCATCGACTTCCCTGACCCCGGCCCGCCGCCCCAGCCCCGATACCAGATCACCATAAGCCTCGACGCCGCCACCCAATAAGACGACGCCGCACCATCCGAAAGGCACCATCATGGCCGAAACCAACCACAACAACAAGAAAAACGTCAGCCTCGGCAAGCCCAAGAAGACCGGCTGCCTCTACTACGCGCCCGCCGGCACCGCCCTGCCGACCGACGCCACCACAGCCCTGCCGGCAGCATACACCTGCGTCGGCTACCTGTCGGAGGACGGCGTCACCAACGCCACCGACACCGACACCACCGACATCAACGAGATGGGCGGCATCAAGGTGCTGTCCGAGATCAGCGGCTACGGCGAGACATGGCAGTTCAACATGATCGAAACCAACGAAGCCAGCCTCAAACTGCGTTTCGGCACCGCGAACGTCACCGGCACAGCGGACAAGCTCACCGTCTACCACGCCATCCCGTCCGGCGAAAGCCTCGTGCTCGTGTTCGAGATTGCCATGACCGGCAACCGAGTCAAGCGCATCGTCGTCGCCGACGGCACCATCACCGAATTCGACGACACCACCTACAGCGCCGGCGACGCCATCGGCTACGGCGTGACCATGAGCGCCAACCCGAGCGACCTCATCAACGGAGCCACCAGCGTCGAATACATCGCCAACGTCGCCGCCGCCTCGCTCAGCAAGTGATCCCACCCCGCGCCCGCCGTCCGGCGGGCGCACCCCCTCTGAAAGGACACGCATATGGCAGCCAAGCAGCCGCAGGACCGCAAAACCCCGAAAAACCAGCCCAAGACCGTCGAGGCCATGGGCGTCACCCTCGCCGTCAGCCCCGCGATCTTCGACGACCTCGACATGGTCGAATACCTCTACGACCTCCAAACCGCCCAGTCCGGCGACGGTGCCGGCGCGTTCGCCATCGTCCCCTTCCTCAAGAAGCTGTGCGGCCCCCAGTACACGGCCATGAAGGACGCATTGCGCGACCCCGACACCGGGCGCGTGAGCATCGACAAGGTCAGCGAATTCATCGCCCAGCTCCTCGAACAGGTCGCCCCAAACTCCTGACGCTCATAGGAATGCTCGCCACGGCACCCGACGCGCTCGAAGCGGACTTCCAGCGTTTCTATGGGCTTAACCCCGACCTCATATGGACGGGCGAACTGCCCGCCAACCGGGCGGCCGCACTGGCCGCCAACCTCCCCCGCCAGTCCATCATCTGGCAAAAACTCAACCCGCGCCTCGCATGGGACGACCAAACCTACCTTCTCGCCGACATCCGCGACAGCCTCGCGTTCCTCGCCTGGACGAAAACCAAGGAAGCCTCACGCAAGGGCGCGCGCTGGCGCGGACAACTCCAACGCCCCGGCACCGTCCGGCATGAAGCCACGGGCGGCGAGGTCATGGCGATGGACGACGAACAACTAGCCGCATACCTGGCCGCACCGCGCACCACCATCAGGGAGGCATAGCATGGCAATCGAGATCGCCACCGCGTTCGTGCAGGTCGTGCCCAGCATGAAGGGCGTCGGCAAGGCCATCGAATCGGCGTTCGGCAGCGCATCGGAAACCGCCGGCAACACCGCCGGCATCAAAGCCGGCAACGGCTTCGCCGGCGGCTTCGGCGCGAAACTCGGCGTCATCACCGGCATCGCGCAAAGCGTCGCGGGCAAGGCCATCGAAGCGTTCATGGGCCTGTCCGGCGAGATCACCAGCGCCTCCGACAGCGCCCAGAAGTTCGCCAGCACACTGAACTTCGCCGGCGTCAGCGAGAAGCAGATCAAACGACTCACCGCCAGCACGCAGGACTATGCCGACAAGACCGTCTACGACCTCAACGACATCCGCAACACCACCGCCCAGCTCGCCGCCAACGGCGTGCCCAACTACGACAGGCTCGCCGAAGCCGCAGGCAACCTCAACGCCGTCGCCGGCGGCTCGGCCGACACGTTCAAAAGCGTCGCGATGGTATTGACCCAGACCGCCGGCCAGGGAAAACTCACGACCGAGAACTGGAACCAGCTCTCTGACGCGATCCCCGGCGCGAGCGGCAAAATCCAGCAGGCGCTCAGGGAGGCCGGGGCCTACACCGGCAACTTCCGCGACGCGATGGCCGACGGGCAGATCACCGCGCAGGAATTCAACGACGCGATCATGTCGCTCGGCTTCACCGACGCCGCCGTGGAAGCCGCCACATCCGCCAGCACCATCGAGGGAGCCACCGGCAACCTCGAAGCCGCGTTCGTCAAGCTCGGCGCGAGCGTGCTCGACAGCGTCAAACCCGCCATCACCGGCGGCATGAGCTGGATCGCAGACGGAGTCACCAACGCCGTGCCCGTCGTCCAGGCAGGCATCGAAGGGCTCATCGGCTGGTTCCAGCGCCTCTACTCCAAACTGGAGGAAAACGGCGCGATCACCGCGTTCAAAAGCGCGTGGGACACCATTCGGGACGCGATCATGGGCGTCGTCAACATGGTCGTCGACTGGGTGAAACTCATGCCGCCCGACGGGGTCGCGACCGCCATAAAACTCATCGCCGACACGTTGAACCTCATCGTCGGCAACGCCGGCAAGCTCGCGCCCGTGCTCATACCGGCCGTCGCCGCGTTCCTCGGCTTCAAAACGGCCACGGCGGGCATCACGGCGGTCGGCAACGGGCTCGACGGCATCTTCAACGCCGCCGTGAAGGTCAAGAACGCCGCCAACGGCGTCACCGACCTCGTCAACGGCATAGGCGGCATCTCCGGCCGCATCCAGAAGATAGCCGCATCCACCAAGATCGCGCAGAACGCGCAACTCGCATGGAACGCCGTGACGAGCGCCGGCACCGCCATCCAACGGGCCTTCAACGCCGTCCTCAAGGCGAATCCCGTCGGATTCTGGGTCACGATCTTCGCCACGGTGGTCGCCGCGCTCGTCTGGTTCTTCACCCAGACCGAGGTCGGCCGCAAGGCGTGGGCCGCGTTCACCTCATGGCTGTCCGAGACATGGGCCGCGCTCGTGGAGGGCGCTAAGGCGATATGGAACGGGCTCGGCGAATTCCTTGCCAACCTATGGGCGACGATCACAGGCGGCGTGCAATCCGCATGGGACGGCATCGCCGGCTTCTTCACGGGCCTATGGCAGACGATCAGCGGCGGCGTCACCGGCGCGTGGACGTCGATCACCACGTTCCTGTCCGGCGTGTGGACCGGCATCAGCACGACCGCCACGACGATCTTCACCAGCGTCCGGGACTTCATCGTCAACGTGTTCACCGTGCTCGGCGCGCTCATCGTCGCCCCGTTGCAGGCGATCCAGAACGGCATCGACACCGTGTTCGGCTGGATACTGTCGTTCATCACCCAGCAGATGAACAGCACGAACACCGTGTGGAGCACCGTATGGACGGCGATCTACAACGTCGTGTCCACGATCTTCACGCTGATAAGCGGCTACATCTCGACCGTGGTGAACGCGATCCGCACCGTCATCGTCGTGTTCCTCGACCTGCTCAAGGGAGACTGGCAGGGCGCATGGGACGCGATCAAATCGTTCTTCACGACCACATGGGACGGCATCAAAGCGTTCCTGTCGAACATCCTCGACGGAATCAAAAGCATCTGGACGAGCGTATGGACGGCCGTAAGCCAGTTCTTCACGGATGTCTGGAACAGGATCGTCGCGTTCTTCACGCCGATCATCAACGGCATCAGGAACACGATCGGCAACGTCCTCAACGCCATCAGCGGCGTATGGACGAGCGTCTGGAACGCGGTCAGGTCCGTCGCATCCGCCATCTGGAACGCGATCAGCGGCGTGGTGTCCACATGCATCCAGAATGTGCGCAACACCATCTCGACCGTCCTGAACGCCATCAGCGGCGTATGGACGAGCGTATGGAACCGCGTCGGCTCGTTCCTTGGAAACATCTGGCACGGGATCACATCGGCCGTGTCCAACGGCATCCAATCCGTGTCGAACACCGTCGGCCGCATCCGCGACACCGTGCTCGGCGCGGTCAGCGGGGCCGGCGGATGGCTGTACGACACGGGCCGTCAGATCATCAGCGGCCTCATCAACGGCATCGGCGGCGCGTTCCAGTGGGTCAGGAACACGATCAGCAACCTCGGCAGCAGCCTCGTCGGCTGGGCCAAGGGCGTGCTCGGCATCCACAGCCCGTCACGCATCTTCCGCGACGAGGTCGGCAAATGGATACCCGCCGGCATGGCCCAAGGCATCGACAAGGCCAGCGGCCTCGTCGCCGACAGCATCGACGGCCTGACCGACATGGTCCCGACCGTGAGCCTGAAGACCGACACCAGCCGGCTCGAAACCCCGCTCGCATACCACGGCACCGTCAACGGCGGACGGATCGCGTACACGATGGACGACCGTTCGGCCGACTACGCGACCAAACAGGACATCATCGACGCGATCGACATGGCACTATCCGCCGGCATCACGCTCAACCTGTCCGATCGCGGCGGCGAGGTCATGGCCGGCAAACTCGCCAAACCCATGAGCTACGAACTCAACTACCTCGCCATGAGAGGCCGATAGCACCTAAGAGAGGAGAGCATCATGCTCTACCAGCGACGCATGCGCCTGCCGCATGTCGAAGACCCCACGCTCAACGGCGTCCCGCTGGAGCGCATGATGCTCTCCCTATCCTCCGACGGCATCACCATCGACAACGCCGAACCCACGGTGAGCGTGCAGGACATGCCCGGCCGCGACGGCCGGCTCGACCTGACCCTCACCGACCCCTCGGGGGCCGCGTACATGGGCAACCGCGCCATCACGCTCAGCCTGTACGCGATCGGCGGAGAAGACGACATCCTCGCCGCCAAAACCCGGCTCGCGGCCCTGGCCGGCACAGTGGTCACGCTCTCATGGCGGGGATTGCCCGGCGAATACCAAGGCCGCATGAGCCTTTCCGCGTGGGAGGACAAATGGGCCGGCCCAAGGCAGATCGCCACGCTCGTCACCGTGAGCATCGCCGCCGCCCCTTATCTCATCGGCCGCAGCCGCTCCATCACGCTCAAAACGGGCGCGAACGCGATCCACATCAGAGGCAACCGGCCATGCTGGCCCGCATGGGCGCTCACCCCAGCCAGCGGAACCAAGACCGTCAGCATGCAGGACGCGCACGGCCACAAGCTCACTCTCGCATCCGCCACCGCGATCACCGGGCGCATCACGATCGACACCTCGCCGGACGCGCGCGGGCTGCGCGTCAACGGCAACCTCATGACCCCCACGCTCGATTCCGACTACTTCCCGCTCCTGCCGGGAGCCAACACGATCACCCCGTCCGGCGTCACGGCCGCCAGCCTCGCGTACCGGCCGCTCACCCTCATCTAGGAGACACGTTTTGCGTTACATGATCTTCGACCGCTGGGGCAACCCGCTCGGCGACCTCCCATACGCCATCAAAGCCATCCGCACCCGCGCCACCGACGGCACCGACACTCTGGACGTCACCACCATCGGCGAGATCAACAAGGACGAACGCATCGTCTTCAAGGACTCGATGGGCCGCTGGGCGGAATACCTGTGCCAGTCCACCCAGACCGCCCGCGCCGCAGGCATGCCCGTCACCGTCGCCTACTGCACCGGCAGCATCGCCGAACTGTCCCGCACCTATATCGAGGACAAACGCAACCGCAACGCGAACGCCAAAGCCTGCCTCGCCAAGGCACTGGAAGGCACCCGGTGGGCGGTCGGCACCGTCGAGACCGGCACCATCACCGGCACCGCCGACCTCAGCTTCTACCACTGCACCGTACTCGAAGCCGTCCAGAAGACCGCCGACACCTACGGGCTCGAAGTCCAGACCGAATACCAGCCCGACCCGACCGGCAACCAGATCGGCCAACGCATCATCCACCTGCTCGAACACCGGGGCTCCACCAGCACCACGAAACGCTTCGAGTACGGCAAGGACCTCGCCCAAATCAAACGAGACATCGACAGCGGCGACGTCATCACCCGCCTCTACGGCTGGGGCAAAGGCATCGAACAAACCAACGAGGAAGGCGAAGCCACCGGAGGATACAGCCGCAAAATCAGCTTCGCCGACGTCAACAACGGCAAACCCTACATCCAAGACGACAACGCGCTGGCGAACTGGGGCATCGTGGGAGCCGACGGCACCAAACACCACAGCGAAGCAAGCGCGGACTTCCCCGACTGCGAAGACCCCAAGGAACTCCTAAACCTCACCAAAGCGGCGCTCAAGACCCGCACCACGCCCGTCGTCTCCTACACCGCCGACGTGACGGCGCTCGGCCAAGCCGGATACGACCCGGAAGGCACGGACGTCGGCGACAGCGTGCAGATCATCGACACCAGCTTCACCACACCATTGCGCCTCGAAGGCCGCATCCTCCAGATCGAGGAAGACCTGGCCGGCAGCCTCGCCGACACCAAGATCACCCTCGGCAACATCCGCCAGACATACACGCAGCGCATGGCCGCCCAACAGCAGGCCCTCGACAAGCTCGTGTCCAACTCCGGCGCATGGAACAGCGCCGCCGGCGGCACCGGCCCGTACATGAAAGACCTCATCGACCGGATCAACCAGATCATGAACGCCACCGGCGGATACACGTACCTCAAACCCGGCCAAGGCATCTACGTGTACGACAAACCAGAAGACCAGAACCCCACCCAATGCATCCACATCGGCGGCGGCTACTGGCGCATCGCCGACCACAAAAAACCGAACGGGGACTGGGACTTCCGGGCGCTCGCCAACGGCAAAGGCATCTTCGCCGACACCGTGTTCACCGGCCGTCTCTCCGACGCAGCAGGCCTGAACTACTGGGATATGGACACCGGCGATTTCAGCCTGTCCGCCCGCAGCACCATCGGCGGCAAGACCGTCCAGCAGTATGCCGACGGCGCGGTGTCCGACGCGAACTCGTACACCGACGCGGCGAAACAGGCGGCGATCACCGAGGCCAAGCGTCAGGCCGACGCGGCCGATACGGCCAAGCTCGCGGAGGCGAGGAAGTACGCCGAGACCAAGGCCTCGGAAGCCCTGACCGCAGCCAAGGCGCAGTCCAAATCGGACAGCGATGCCGCGAAGGCGGCGGCGCAGGCCTACGTGGACGCACTCGACGAATCTCTGGGCCAGCGCAGCATCTTCGACCGTCTGACCAACAACGGCAAGACGCAGGGCATCTACCTGTCCGGCGGACTGCTGTATCTGAACGCCACGTATATGAAGACCGGCGTATTGGATGCGGCGCTCGTCAAGGCCGGCCGTCTCACCGACAAAAAGGGCCTGAACTACTGGGATATGGACACCGGCGATTTCAGCCTGTCCGCCAATTCGACCATCAACGGCAACAAGGCGTCCAGCCTCGCCACCCAGACCCAAGCCCAGAAACTCGCCACGGACGCGCAGACCGCCGCCAAGACCTACGCCGACAGCGTGGGTGCCAGCACGCTCAACAGCGCGAAAAGCGACGCGACCGCCAAGGCCGACACGGCCCTGTCCGGCGCGAAGACCTACGCCGAGGCGATCATGGCCTACGGCAGCAACCTCGTGCGCAACCCGAACGGCAACCCCGACCACGACCTCGACAAGCTCGGCGCGAGCAAACTCACCAAGACAATGCCCGCCACACACCCCGAGGGCATCACGAGCGCGATCCACCTGGGCGGCGTGCGAGACACGAGCTTCGGATGGCTGCTCGACTCGTTCCGGGGCCACACGTTCCGCCTGTCCGGCTGGGCATACCGCAAGGCCGGCAATGTCACCAGCAGCTTAGGCATCTACTGGACGGACACCGGCAACGGCAACCATTGGCAGACCATCGCCAGAGCCGCCGCCGACGCGAACGGCTGGACATACGTGTCCGGCAGCTACACCGTGCCGTCCAACGCCAAGACCGCACGCCTGTGGATGCAGGTCGATCGCGACCCCGCCGCCGCATCCGACGCCGACTGGTACTGGACCGGCCTGCAATGCACCGACGAGACCGCCGCCCGCAGCTACGTGGACACCTTCGAAGGAGAACTCACCCAGACCTACATCTTCAACAAGCTCACCAACAACGGCCAAAAACAAGGCCTCTACCTGTCCAACGGACTGCTGTACATCAACGCCACCTATATGAAGACCGGCGTCATCACCGGCAAACGCTCCTACTGGAACCTCGACACCGGCCAGTTCGTCATGACCGACGCCAACGGCAACGAAACCGTCCACCTCGACGGGGACGGTGCCGACAACCTCCTGACCGGCACCTTCCGAACCGCCCGAACCGGCAACAGGGTGCAAATCAGCCCGAGTTTCAAACAGACCGAAATCTCCGGCACGGACTCCTTAGAAGGCGCAGGCATCCAGTTCTACCACGGAAGCGGCTCGTACCAGCACCCGTACATCGCGGTCGAGTCCACCACGCAGCAGGAGGGCGAAGTCAGCGCGCTCACGTTCAACGGCGGGCGGCGCGCGGAGCACGACCCCGGCGCGTTCGCCAGAATCGGCGAACGCAAGGCCGACGACAACACCACCAAGGTCGGCACCGTGTTTCTCGCCGCAGAAAAGGACTATGACTCGACCGATCCCAGCAGTAGGCGTGCCTACCTAAGTCTGTGGTCTCCCAAGACCGGGGACACGACCGCCACGCTCGCCGCGCGAGACCCCAATGGCCTGGTCGGAATCCAAGCCGACATCGACAGCGGATACCTGTACATGGGAGGCTTCCTCGGCGGCTTCTCCGGCGGGCGCTCCACCTTCCAAACCGTGTGGTGGGAAGGCCAAAACATCGGAGCCATGAAATACGCGCAATACACCATCACGTCCTCCAATCCCGCGAAATACGGGTCATACAAGGCGTTCGCCACAGTCGATCACCGGCAGGACGATCCCGGTCTGTTCGTGACCACCGTGTCCGACTGCACGGCAAGCGGTTGGAGCATCTGGGTGTACACGCCGCCGGAGCGTGTGGTCACCGCGGTGGACGCCAATTGGAACCGCAACACCAGCACCGGCGTCGTCTCCAACCTATCCATCACCACGAGGCATGCGTTCCTGTTCCAGGGCAACAAACCCTACCAGCTCCACACCATCGGATTCCTCAAGAAATAGGAGATTCCCTTGCAAGTCACCACCATCAACGGCCAGCCCACCCTCCTCATAGACCGACCCCTCACCACTGCCGACACCACCCCGCCGGCCGCAGTCACCGACGGAATGACCACCATCACCACCACCCCACCCACACCCGACATGCGCCACGACGCCATACCACTCGCCGCAATCGCATCATGGCGCACACTCCTCGGCATCGAAACCGACACCGAAGCCGTCGCCGCCATCCTCCACGTCCGAGACCACGGCGAACCAGACCCAGACCCCCAAACCAGCGAAACCGCATGGACAAGCGCCTACAACGCCATCGAAAAAGCCATCAACACCACCACCGCGCCCGCCGACAATACACCCGACGATCCGCTCACCGCCGGCCGCAACAAAACACGCGGACTGCTCGGCCTCCCGCTCCTACCGGACACGGCAACCACCAACCCATCCGCCGCCGACGAAACGGACACCCCGACCACCATCGCACTGCCCGCCGGCATCGAACCAACGGAACTCGGCAACCTCCTCGCAGACCACGCCGACGACATCAACGACGCCACCGACCGATTCATCGAATCACTCACCCAAACCAACGACGGAAAGGACCACGACTGATGGACGACAAAAACCTCTACCCGGCCATGATCGGCAAACTCCGCGAAATGCTCGCCGACAGCACCGTCCAAATCGCCGCACTCCAAGCCCAGATCGACATACTCGCCAAGGAAAACCAACGCCTCACCGACCAATCCAACAAGGACGACGACAATGGCAACGCTTGACAGCTTCCGCGAAGCCACAGGCGAACCCATCCAACTCGACCTAGCCAACGGCTACATCGCAGACATACGCCTCAACGCCGGCGACATCAACGGCCGCACCATCACCGTCGAACTCACCGACAACGGCACCCCCATCACCGACACCACCGGAATCACCTGCGCGCTCGCCTACAACACCGCGCCCGGCAGCGGGCTGGGCGACCGCGTGAGCATGCCGGCAGTGTTCGGCACCACCACGGCCACGTACCGCGTCGCCGTGCCGCGCAAGGCGCTGCGGCACGCCGGCGCGATCCTCATGGGCATCGAGGTCAGCGTCAACGGCACGAAGACTTGTTCGCGCAACTTCCACGGCATCGTCGAACGGGCCGTGTTCGACGCGACCGCGCCAGACGCTCAGGATCAGATGAACGTCCTCGAACAGCTCATCGACGACGCGAACAAGGCCGTCAGGAACGCGGTCAGCGCGGCCGGCGAGGCCAGGGACGCCGCCAACGCGGCACGCACCAGCGTGATCGAATACCGGCAGCTCTCCGACGACTGCAAGTCCAAGATCGCGGCCAGCGCGGCCGCCGGCGTGGTCTTCGCGACCCAATCCGACATAGACGCCCAGTACGACAGCGTGATCGCGCCGGCATTGTCCGACGCCGAAACGATCCCGCCGCTCACCCAGTCCGACATCGACTGGGCGCTCGACATCATCAACCGATAAACAGGAAGGAGCCATCATGGCGAACGCGCAGAAGGTCATGACCCTCGCCGACACCGCCCAGCTCATCGCCAAGGTGCACGCCAACGCCGCCAAGGGCGTGCGCTTCGAGTACGACCCCGCCGCGGGCGAATACGGCAACATCGCCGCCTACTTCACCGCCCACAAGGACGGCAAGGTGTACGGCGTCAGATTCCCCAAATACACGTACAGCAACACGCCAACCGGCGTGAAGACCCGCGACAACGCCAACCTGACCATCGAGATCAGCACCAACGACAAGGCCGGCCGCGACGACTACAGCGCCCTGAACGCCTTCCGCACGTGGGACGTGAACGCCACCGTGGACGACGACGGCGTGCCCCACGTCACCGCCATCGACGGCATCGACACCCGCTTCAGACGCGACGGATCGAACGGCGACGTGTACGTCATGACATGCCCCGGCTACTACAGGCTCGACAGCACGGGCACCCACAACGAATTCCTGTACAGCGACACCCAGTACGACGGCTACGCGCCATTGCCCGGCGTGCTGCTGCCCGACGGCAGCAAACGGCCATGCCTGTTGTTCGCGAAATACGCCGCGTCCCTCGACTCCCAGCAACGCCCCCTGTCGGTCAGCGGCAAGGAGATCGACCGAGAATTCGGCTCCCAGAACCGAGCCATCGACTACGCGGCCAAGAAGGGCAAGGGCTACGCCGGCCGCTGCGCCGGCGACAACTTCTATATCCAGCTCATGCTCATGCTCAAATACGCCACCAAAAACTCGGACGTGCTCGGCGGCTGCTGGCAGTACACGCCGCAGACCGCCGTCACCAATGCCGAAACCGGCGTCAAGCGCGTCATCATCGCCACCAGCGCCGCCAGCGGCTTCGACATCGGCAGCACCGTCAATGTCGGCACCGACAAGGAACGCAACAACGCCGGCAACTACAGCGCCGCCCGGGCGCGCACCATCCTGAGCAAGACCAACCTCGACGCCAACAACACCGCCCTCAACCTCGACGGAACCCCCATCACCACGACCACCGCATGCTTCGTCAGCAGCATGCCGTGGAAGACCGGGGCCACCGACAAACTGCTCGGCACCGACGGCCGCCCATCCGCCGCGTTCGCCGCAAACCACCAGCCCATCCGGCTGCAAGGCATCGAACTATTCAACGGCGTCTACGAGAGCGACGCCGACCTCATCGTCAACGCCGTCAAGGAAAGCGACGACAAGGGTCGACTCGACATCTACCGCGTGTTCGACATCACCAATGCCAGCAAGACCTCGACGACGAACTACACCAAAATCGGCGAATTCACACCACGCGACAAGACCGCGGACAACTCATGGCGATCCGCCGAGGACTTCACCCTGTCCAATGGCGTAATCATCCCCACGGGACTGGGCGCGACGAGCACCACCGGCATGTGCGACGCCATCGGGGCCAACCCGCTCGCATCCCAAGGCCTCCGTCAGGTGCGGCGCTTCGGCGACCTCAGGGATGGGGTGCAGTGCGGCGCTTTCGCCGCGTACCTCTGGTCCGACCTCGCGACCCGCAGGTGGTACTTCGGGGGCCGCCTTTCTGCGCTCGGTCGCACGAAGGCGTAGCCGCAGTGCGATGGGGGTGAAGCGCAGCGAGGGGGCGAAAGCCCCCTCATGACGTTTCGCAGCCTTTTGGGATTTGTGGCGGTACGCCTCCGACGTCCGTGCGTGGTGCAGCGCTTCGGCAACCTCAGGGATGGGGTGCAGTACGGCGCTTTCGCCGCGAACCTCAGGAACGACCTCGCGAACCGCAGGTGGAACATCGGGGGCCGCATATCCGGTCAATCCTGTCAACACGATCATTACGCCACAACTACCCTCCACGCCAGCCAGTGAGAGGGCAAGCCACGGCCCAGCCGAAAATCAAACCGAGCACCCGGCCAGTAGACCCGAACCCATCCAGCACCGTCGAACGCCGGCATAGTCCAGATAGGAAACGCTCTGAAAACCCATTGCAAGCACACCCGCTGCGCCACGCCCATGTTCGTCCGCAGGGCGATCGACCACTACCTCAAAGGCAAACGGTCCCGCCGCGACGTCACCCGGTTCCTCGAAACCCACCCCGACCTAGACCGCCTCGCCGAACGGATCGCCGACGAGATACGCGAAGGCCGATACCTCGACACCCGGATCGCATACTTCAACCGCGTCGAACCGATCAGCGGCAAACACCGCGTCATCGGCCGCGAATCGGTCAGGCACCAAATCTACGACCATGTGGCCGTCATGGCCCTGCAACCGTTGTTCGACGCGAAGGTGGGACGATGGCAGACCGCCAGCATCCCCAATCGCGGCACCATCGACGCCCGCCGCGCGATCAAACGATGGACCCGCGAACGCAGCTCGAAATGGTTCGTGAAGCTCGACGTGCGCAAATACTATCCCAGCATCGACCGCACCACCCTGAAGGCGATGCTCACGCGCGACGTCGGCGACCCGATCCTATTGCGCCTCGTGTTCCACCTCATCGACCGGTACCAAGGCGACAACGGCCTCAACATCGGCAGCCACCTCAGCCAATGGCTCGCCAACTACTACCTGAGCCACGCCTACCACTGGATCGAATCGCCGGCCATGACCATCGAACGCACCAGCCGGCGCACCGGCGAGATCACCACCCGCCGGCTCATCACGCACCAACTGTGGTACATGGACGACCTGCTGCTCATCGGCTCATCGAAACGCGACCTCAAGATCGCAGCACGCCGCATCGTCCACCACCTGCAAGACACCCTCAAGCTCGACGTGCACGAGGAATGGAACTGCAAACGCCTCGACCTCGAACCCATCGACATGGTCGGTTACACGTTCCGACCCCACGGCCGCGTCAACATCCGCAGCGGCGTGTTCCTCCGCGCCCGCCGAACGTTCAACAAGGCCCGACGCCGGCCCATGACCGAACAGCTCGCGCGCCGCTGCTGCTCCTACTACGGATACCTGCGCAACAGCGACAGCATCCAATACCGACGCAGGCACCGCATCGATTCAACCATGCGCCGCGCGACCCGATACCTCAGCGCGATGCCCACCACACACAGGAAGGCACCACCATGCTCCAGACGGTATCCAGCCCCGAACCCCTCGAAGAGGTCAGCTACTACCCGCGCGGCGACGGCCTCGCGGACATCCGCATCCGCCGCAACATCGCCACCGTCGTGCACGAGGACGGCGATGCCACGTGGACGGAATACACCGCCGACGAAGCCTATACCGTGCGCGACCTGACCGAACAGGAGGCCATCGAGCAGGCCGACAGCATTTGGCTCGACTGTTTGCAGGCGTCCAAATCGGACAGTCGGCGTCTCGGCGACTTGGAGGCGTCCAGTCTCGATCAGGACGAGGCTCTGGCCGAAATCTACCAGCTTCTCGCGGGAGGTGAAGCATGAGCAAAGCCATGATCCGCGTCTACGCGCGCCTCGTCATCGCCGGCCGCAAGACCATCGACGACGTGCCCGAAGCGGGCCGCGAAGCCGTACGGGCATACATCGCCGGCCTCGACGGGGGGAGCGGAGAGTGAACCCCATAGCCCAGCAGCTCGTCATATGGGCCACCACGGGCATCATCACCGCCCTGGGCGGATACATGCTCGGATGGTGGCGCGGCTACCGACGCAAATCCGACGCCATGCAGACCGGCGTGCGCGTGCTCCTGCTGTGCAAGCTCGAACAGATGCAGCGCGAAATGGTCGCCAACGACGGCATCGCCGACAACACCGCCAAGCAGACCGCCCAGCTCGTCTACGACAGCTACCACAGCCTCGGCGGCAACGGCCACGGCACCCAAGTCAATCAGGACATACAGGACGCGCCGATAGCCCCGAGAAAACCACAGGCTTAGCCCTCGCCGGACATCCCGGCGGGGGCTGTTTCATATGCCCACCCACCACGTAGGAAGGAAAACGAATTTGGGCAAGTTCAAGAACAAGAGCAAGCCGATCACCGCGATCATCGCGGCATTCGTGGCAATGCTGCTCGCCGCCACGCCGGCGATCGCCATGGCCGACATGGTCGGCATCGACGTGTCCGGCTGGCAGGCCGCGAACGTGACCTGCACCGCCAGCTACGACTTCGCCGTCGTCAAGGTGTCCCAGGGCGTCGGCTTCGAGAACTCCAGTTGGCGCGCCCAGGCCAAGTGTGTGACCGACCGGGGCAAGAGCCTCGGCCTGTACCATTACGCCGGCGGCAACAACGCCGAGGCCGAGGCCGACTACTTCGTCGGCCGGGCGAGGGATTACATCGGCAGGGCCGTGCTCGTGCTCGACTGGGAGTCCTATCAGAACGCCCAGTGGGGCAATTCCGACTGGGTTCGCCGGTTCGTCCAGCGCATCCACACGCTCACCGGCGTATGGCCGATGGTGTACGTGCAGGCCAGCGCGCTGGGCCAGATACCCGGCGACGTGCGCGCCAACTGCGGCCTGTGGGTCGCCCAGTACGCCAGCAACGCGCCCACCGGCTACCAGAGCCGACCGTGGAACTACGCGGTCTACGGCGAGGCCATGCGCCAGTACACCTCCAACGGCTGGATCAGCGGCTACAACGGGCCGCTCGACCTCAACTACTTCAGAGGC